CGATAACTTACTTCTGGAAATACAGTATCAAAAAAGGCCATATTAAATTCTATTGCGGGGACACCTTTAATTTTAAAGCGTGAACGACACCATTTCCAAGGTAATTCTTGAATATAGAATCCTTCTGTCCCTTCGGCAATATATCCATAATAAACTCCATCACGAATAACTGCCAAAGCAAATTCACCGCAAATCTTTTTAATATGAGATGCATCCATAAAGTTTAAACCCTTTTGGAAGTCCGCAATAACCTTTTCCTCTTTATAGTTATCACTCAGTAGTTCTGGCACCATATACCAATCATAACGATACATTGTAGCAAAATAATTTACTATCTTTTGGTAGATACCATTTGTTTTATAAAAATATCTAGAAATTAAACGAAGTGTGGGCACGTCATTATCTATTAAAGCTTGAATAATAAACTCTTTATTTCTAAAACCACGTCGTTCTAACTTTTCATAATACTGTAAATCTAATAGGGCATCCGCATATTGTTTAGCGCCTATCTTTAATCTAGCATAGCTATCAGTAGGAGTACTAGTTGGCTTGACTAAATCAAATCCCTTTTTATGGATTTCTTGTTGTGCGTTAGTCACTTCTTAACCTCCTTAATAACCAGCTTTCTACATTATATAGTCATAAGATATTAAATTTTCTTCTGTATAGGGAATTTCAATTAGTTTAAAACCATGTAAAGCGCAAAATCTTCTTTTCTTATTATCATTATACTATTGTTGATAAAATCCTTTTTTACCACCAAATTTAGAAGAAGGTTCATAATGCTAACGGCCATTATATTCGATAATAAAATCTATTTTTCCATCATCATCAAATACAACAAAGTCAAAACGTAACGCACGTCCATTGGAACTGCGCAAATCTGGAAAGATATACTCTTCAGCAAACTTTAATCCAGCCTCTTCTAAAATTTCGTGTATTTTAATTTCTCCTCTACTTGCTTTCAATTATAAAACTTCCATTCCTTCGCATTAAATTTTTTCTTACGCTTTTTATTTTCTTCCTCTTGCTTTATATAGTATAAACCATATTCAAATGCAGAAAATTTATCTTTTCTTATACTTTTATTTGCTTGTTTGAGAATGATATTTAAACCTTCATTTTCTTCTCTAAGGTTCATCATCTCTTCCTTTAATATGGAAGTTAAATTAAATGGTTTTAAGTATTCTGCCCTTTTTTCAGGTGTCATTTTCTAACCAGCTTTAGTACCAAGCAATTTTGTTTTTGCCACTCGCTCATCTATAAGCATTTTTACTTTGCCGGCATTCATCTAAGTTTGTGCATTAGCATGTGCTTCTGTGTTAATAGGAGCATTAGCTTTCATAAGATACATCGCACCTTCTTCTGTATCCTATGTGCGGAATTTTTTATATTCATCAGCCGCATCATCTTGTGTACCACCATAAACACCAAAATCTGGATAATCAGCGCCAGTTAATGGGTCTGACTATGGCTTAACCATATAATCAATTAAACCAAGGCCAAGACCATTGGCGTCTATTACGATACGACGGGCTTTATATTTATAATATAATCTTTTTAGTTTTACTGCCTAATCTTCAAAATGCTAATCATTCATTGTATAAATATTGACCAAAGTTTTAATAGCTGGGCCGGCAGTTTGTGGTGCAACTTTAAATACACAAACTACAGAATCACAACCCTTTCGACCAACGTCTACAGAAAGTATATAATAACTACGAACTGAAGAACGTCCAGAGTATTCATATTCTGGTTGATTTAAAACGCGGTTCTTGTCAAATATTTCACCATTAAAGAAAGCATTTTCAGCAGTACCAGACCATTTACTTTCATATTCACGATCAAATGATGCTTCATTATAAGTACCATCTCGCTATAAGTCTTGTAAGAAACTGCGATCCAATAACTTCATTAATACTGGTATTCGCCAAGTTCCTCCCAGGACTAAAGCTTTTTCTGGCTCGGTAATCATCCAAACCAAGAACTGAATTAATTTATCGTAAGCAAATGTGCCCTTCCACCCGGCAGTAGTAACAAAAATTTGAGATTTATTTAATGTTTCTTCGGGTTGCATTGTACCGTCCATACATAGACGTGCAACGTTCATTGTAGGAATAATTACTTCTGATAAAATTGTACCATCAACGCCTACACATTCTTCTACTAAACCACCATGACGACGTTTACCACGGGAAGTCTCTCTTGCAGCAATATTATCAAAGTAAGAACCATTTTTAAACATATAGATACAATAGTCTTTACTTATTCTTGTCTTGCCAGGTCGATGGTCTAACTCACGGTCAAGCGCAGGTACTAAATTACAAAGTTCATCAACTTTTTCTTTTATGATACCTGCAGCCTGTTCCTTACCACCGGATGTAACAAATAGTTTGGCGCGAGGATATAAGATACAACGTATCATCAAAACTAAAACAGATAAGAAAGATTTTGAATAAGCACGCGGGAATACCATATATACATATTTATAACGAATTGCGGCCCGAAGAAATACTCTTTGATAGAAATAAAAGTGAAGTCCATCTTCTGGAATTTCACCACTTTCTCCAGTCTGCAAAAAGTCAATAAATAAATCAGGATATTCACGCCAAAAAGCTACATATTGACGAAGATAAGGAATTATAGGTTTTAATCGTTCTTCTGAAAGACCAATCTTTTTTTGTTTATTAGATAACTCTAACAGATCAGCTAATGCCATTACAGCATATCCTCATCATCAATTAAAGATTCTAAAAATTCCTCATCATCTTGAGCGCCTTCATCAATATACTCTTTTAATTGAACAAAATCTTCATCATTTAAGAAAGCATTACTTTCTTCATCAAATAGCTCAGTTTCAAATGCATCATCATCACCAGCTGCATCAGCATCGCGCAATGCTTCTTTTTCTTTATCTACTTGAATTTGTTTAACAGCATTTTCAATAAGATTGCCAAGGTTCATTTCTTCCATAACTAAAGTGCGAGTATATTTTTGCATATCTTGTAAACAACGGTCTACTTTATCATTAGGAGAATCTATATAAAAACGAGGTATAAATCCTTCCTTCTCGCACATAGCTACAAGTTCTGATACAGAGTCTACATATTCACCTTTTTCTGCCTTATTCTATGCCGCAGTAAACTTACCAGACTTCATTAACATATCATACATTTTTAGCATTTTTTGAGCACCATCAACATCACCCATATCAAGAAGCTAATTTGATTTTAAAGAAGTCTTACAAATCATTTTTAATGTATCAATATGTCCGGCAGATTGAATATCATAAGACTCACACATTTCATTATATAACTTTTCTAATTGAACCCATTCTTCTGGCTTATAAGCCTTTCCCCATTTCATGCGGAGATACAGTCTATCTTCATCGGTTAATGATTCTGTAATTGTTTTATCTTCTACACCGTTTATCTAATCAAAATAATCTTCGGGTTCTTTGGGTTCATCATCATAAACTGGAATTTCTACTTTTTCTGGAACTGCAACTGTCGCTTTTTCAATAGCCTATGCAATTTCTGCAGCATCATAGCCTTGACGCTTCATTGTCTATTCCATTTTACTATTGGCTAAGTCTTGTAAGAACTATGTATCTTTCCAACGAAAATCTTTATATTGCTTGAGTTTCATTTTAGAAAGATAACGACCAATAATTGTCATTCCTGTGACACTTGAACGGTCTTTAGCATAAGTTGCCATTAATTTATTCCATTCCTCTGGAATATATGGCACGTCACATTCTTGCAATATCCAAGTATAAGTATTTGGATCCCAGTTATCAACGTGCATTGTTAAGCACTCTTTACATTGATGTAATCTACCTTCAGGATATTTTTCTCTATTATTAGATTGATAAAAATTTCCTTCATCTTTAGTACGATTACATTTTTCACAATAAAATTGTTGTTTTGTAGCCATAATATTGCCTCCTCATTGACCTTCTATTTTTCTTTTAAATGACTTAATGACTTTTGCCCAAGGTCATTTCTTTTTGTTGCGGCAACATTTACAGATACTATAAAAGCCATCGCGGCTAGTTTTGTTCTTACTGAAATATTTGTTATGCGCCAATTTAATTTCACCGCAGCGACTGCAACGTTTATAATGTCCTTTTTCTTCGGCGGTATAATACCAGTTAAGGAAATCGTCTTCTGCTTGTGAAGCAATAAGAGAAGGTATCTTTTTACGCCATAGACTTGAAATATATTCAATACTATGTTTAATACCAAATTCTTGTTGAAGGGCCATCTATATATCTAAATTTGGCACACCGTCTATTTTCATTTCTACTAATCGCTAATATAAAGGATAATTTTTTAAGGCTTTATCACAAGTGCATTCAAAGTCATAAATTAAATACCAAGTATCGCCTTCAAAATCTTCCCAACTATCTTGTTTTAATCGGGAATAATTACATAGGATAGCAGAGCATACTGCGGGATTCATTAAACTTACTCCAGAATAAACAATAGTTCCTTCATCATCGACATACGCTTCATCATTCAAAGGAATAATTGTTTTTGAGTGAGTTATTTTACTAAGAACTATTGGACGTCGATAAGCATTTTTAATAACATACTAATCTTTTCGCAACTCAATTAAAGTTGATTTAATTATATATGCATCTCGTCCTGTGGTAGTTTTTAGTTTTTCCTCCCACATTTGAATGGCTTCACGCAATTGTCGTAATAAAGGAATTTCTTCTAAATCTTTTTTTGTAATTGTTACTTTATGCTAAAATATTGTATTCTTATCATTTGTTATTAAATTATATATACCATCCTCGCCATTCTCAAATTGAGAGACTAGACCTTCAAAAGAAGTTTCTCTTTTATTGACAGTAGTTAAACGATTTTCAGTAAGGATTTTGCGTTCTTTACGTTCTTGTTTCTCCATACAAAGAATAAGATAATCAGCTAAGACTTCTAAATATTTTTCATTAAGATTAGGATTTTCTTCTATAATCTTTTTGACTAACTCATTTCTTTCTTCTGGAGATTCAATCGTATAATCTAGCTTAATCAATAACATCAACCTCCATCATACTTACATTATAGCAAAAAAATTTTTTGTTGTCAAATTTAATTAAAATAAATTTTTCTTATAGATGGATTATCCATTTTTGCCCAAGCACATGGTTCCCGCAAATTGACAAATGGAAAAAAATATGATATAATTATTATAGAAAATAAAAAGGAAGTGGTAGGAATATTTATAAAAATTATATTATTGATAATTTGGGCATCCTGCGCAATTGCCTTTTATGATAATTATAAAATTTTAATCGCACAAAATACAAAAGGCATTGGCGTGATATTATGTTATCTATGGCTAATTCTTACTGCTCCAATAGTAACAATAAATAACCTTGTTATTGACATTTGGAGTTGGTGGATGCCAGAAGGTTGGGAAGTTGGAGACGAAGAATATTTTATTAATAAACATATTGAACAGTTTATTAATCAAATAGTAGAAATACGTATGAAATCCAATAGTAAGGATGATGAAGAGGACGATAAAGATGAGTAATGGAGTTTTTATGATTGGGCCGGACGGGTCAAGAATGCTGGATGCCGATTTGGCCTGGCGCGAATATGTAAGCGAGAATTCCGATTGGCTGCGCGACCCCTGGGAAGAAATTAGTAAAATTAGAAATAAATATATTCGGTACGAAGGTCGAACTTTAATCATAGAAGAAATAAGTGCCGAAGATGCTGAAAAGATACGAGAATGGAAAGATAGTATTGATAGCTTTAGAAGATTTCGCGACCGTTGGACAGTAGAGTTTTTATTGGATAATTGCGGATATGAAACTGCTAAAGTTTGCGCGGTCACCAGGAATGATGAAGTTAATGACTTGTTATGGTGGTTTGAGCAATTAAGACCATGTGAGCACAATGCTGATTGTAATATCTTTTGTAAAAATTTTAATAATTGTGTAAAGGAAGGATTTTTTGAATGGAACTGATTAAAGAGAATACGACACGTAAGGTAGATAGCCTAGGAAGAGTAAGTATTCCTAAGAGTATGCGCGACCGCCTGCTGATTAAAGAGGGCGATGAATTGGAGTTTTATATGTTGCGCGATGGCGATGAACAGTATGTGGCTATTGGTAAGCCTGGCATAAATACGAAATATGTACGAGCTGCGGAAGTGCTAGAGGAGCTTGGAGAAGAAGTTCCTGATAGTTTAATGCGCTTGTTGGAAGATGGTTGAGTAAGTTGGAATACCGTGCTGCCGAATTGAAAATGGTTTTAGGGATTTTTTGGGCCAGACCAAAACGATTTAGCGAATTAAAATTTGATTTGTCCCGAAATACTCCCCCCAGGTATACATACAAGTCTATTGGCGCCTCGCGCCATCAGTATACCCACCGCCCTAATTTTCACGCCCCTAACTCAGTGGCGCGTGGACGAAGGCTGCGCGCCGATTTTTGCAAGAACAGACCAAACAGCAATTTTTCACCGCCCAAGCACACGACAGCACGTTTGTGCAATTTGCCCAATAGTAAGTAACAAAATGTAACAGACAATAACAGAGAGGTAACAGACTATGCAACGATACAACACTGCAGGCGTGCTTATAACACTCCTCATCATCTTCGCGCTAGTGATCACTGCTTGTGTGTTCGCACGTCAAGCACGCACAGCACAGCAACGCTACACAGACAGAGAGGACACACTACACAGCTACAACCTATCAAACTACTATGTTAATGCAGAGCTTTACGCTGTGAAGCCTGATGGCACAGAAGTGGTGGAAGAC